ACTATCTTTATTCAAAGCTTCAATTAAAGCATCAGCCATTTCAACTGATATTTTTGCATAATCTTCAGCAGTAAATCCTGAATTTTCGTTATTATCCGCCCAGTGACTACTAATTATCATAGCGGCAAAATATTCACTTTTAGTTAGACCTGTTATTTCATTAAACGCTGCATTGTTTGGATAGGTTTTCATTTTTTCTTAGGATTTAATATTTTTAAAATTAGATAAGTAATTATACCTGATAATATTGCGATGTAAATTTTCATTTATAAATGCTTGTCTTTCCAAGCTGTCAGGATTTTTTATCTATGCAGTGCTTCTCCTTGCACTATTTCAGTTGGTTACAAATTGTAACGGTTTGCTTAGGCATCTTGACCTCCTTTAGTAATATCATTAACTTTTTTCCAAAAATTAACACTTTTCTTTAATGAATAATATTCATCATAAGTCATACTTTCCTCATTGTAACGCGACATAATATGGTCATAAATCTCAAGGTCTAAACTCCATTTGTCTTGAGTTATCCAACCGGTGCGGAATGCCTGAGATATATGCTCAATCTCTAAGCTTTGCATTTTAGTAATTTCAGCAATCAATTGCTCTTTTGATAAATCCTGGTTTACCAGGTCAATCAGTTGTTTAGTCAGTAGCTTCATAATTTTTTTTTGTAAAAGTAATTCAATATATACAAAATGACAACTATTTTTTAACTTTTTTTATTTCGGGTTTAGTCGAGATATAAAATTTACAGTTGCCATCCTTATAAGGAGGATAGGTTAGATAACACTGGATATCCTCAGCTTTAATAGTAAACCTTGCGCATTGGTGTTTAATTGGGCATTCGATGCCGTCACATTTAGTCATTTGTAAACTTGTTTAATAATGTCAATTGCTTTCTCGATGCCTATGCATTCCTTAAACTGACCATTTTTTTTAAGCTGGTTAAACTCATTTACAAGAAGTGATAGTGTCATTGCTAACTTTTCTTTTTCAGTTTTTTTTAATGCCATTGCCAGTTTGGGGGAGTTAATGTACGAGTTTGAGTTTTAGATATTGATGCTAAAATATCAATTTTTGTCGGCACTCCATTATACCTACGAACTTGCAAGAATTTAATTAATAGGTCGATGTTAATTTTTTTCATTTTCAAGTAGATTAGAGTTTAGAAATTCAGTTTCATAGTTAGTCCTACGCACACCATCCGTTGCGCGGATGTAATCCACTTCAACTTTAGCTGTGTTAATGATAGCCTGGCTAACATCTACAATTGCTTTTGCTTTTTCGATAGTCATCGAATTTTGCTCTTCATCTTTTAGCATTTCAATTACTTCAAATAAATGATTTCTTAAGTCGTTAATTTTGTTCCTTGCCATTGATTGTTTTTTTAAGTTTAGTTAATGTTTTTATTGTTTGTCTGATTTCATTAGGATAGCGCTGGATGGAATTGCGTTGCATATTTTCGCGCCTGGTAATTAGTTCCAAATTTTCAAGTTTGCAGTTTAAAGTATTGCGGTCCTTAAAAACTACTATGTAACCTTTTGGAATTTCGCCGTGGACATCTATCCATAGTTTATGGTGATATGGCATCCATTTAGCCTTGCTGATCCGGTAATAATAATATGATATACCAGTTTTATCGCGCCTCAAAGTAACCGCCCCATCGGATAAAGTATTATGAGGTAGATTACCTTTTTTAAAAGTTGTCTTTTGGATTTTCTCAATTACCTCTTTATCCAGGTAGTCACTTATTTTTTTACCTTTATTAAATGGTACATTGCCTTTTTCGTACCGGTGTTTAGCTCCGTGGTGTATCATTCGACCTCTACCTGATAGCTTCCAGTTGTCAAGATATTCTTGCGATTTTTTAACATTATGGTAGTGTGTTAAATTATATATTTTGGTTATCGATACATTGTACTTTTTGACAATCTCTTTAGTGTCCATATGTGGATAAACCGCTAATATTTCTTTTTTAATACTTTCTTTCATAATCTAAATAAAATTGCACTCCGTTTAAACTACACGCTGAATGGTTTGTTGTGTCGTAGGTATGATAACACATTGCTTTTTCAGTTACTGACGCCTCTCTTCCCCATATAAATCCGCTATCTAATAAATACTGGAACTCATCAATCGGAAACTCATCATTCATATAGAATATTACGCCGTTCCATAGGATTTCTCTAAACTCGTTACAAGCTGAATAAAGCACTACATAATTATACCTCACTAATTTCATCCTTCTAAATTAAGCCATTCCTTCAATTCTTGCTCAATTATTTGGGAAAAAGAATGGTGTTGGGTATCAATTTTTAGGTTTCTTTTAGCGCATTTGTCCAAGTAATTTTGTAGACAGTCATTTAACAAGTCGGACATTGTGTAACCTTCTAACCCGGCTAACATTTGGTATGCCTGAAGTTTTAGAATTGGGTCTATTTTGATATAACATACGATATTATTTAAGTTGCACTCTTTACCGATTTTAGCAAATACCTTATTGACTACTTCAAAATCGTATCGGAATGATGTACCTGGTTGGATGCTGTTTAAACTTCTATTTCTCATTTTTTAATTGTTTGTTTAAATATTAATTGAAGTTCAAATTTGCTTACGCGTCTATCACCATAGACAAACATTCCATCGATTTGCTTAATAGTGCCTTTTTGTAGATGGTCGGCTAACCAGCGCTCAAATGCGCCTTCTAATTCGATAATCATAATTTCTCTTTGAATATACCAAAGCGCTTTTTTAAGGTCCTCGGTTGGGTTAAATTTCTTTTTATATCTACCTAAATATTTAATGGCGTTACCTATGTTAAAGTTACATTCCCAAGCTTCAATCACTTTTATAACTTCATATGGTTGGTCACCGCCATAATGATCAGGATTCGTAACCATACTTTTCGCTGATATATTTTCGGCACTCTTCAATTTTAAGTTTAAGTTTCTCGATGTCATCGTCATTTCTATCAATTGTAATTGTATGAATTTTCTCTTCGTAGGGCAAGTCATTATAAGATGCGTTTTTAATAATATTTTGCTCGGCTAATTTAAACTCATCTTCTGACATATACTTAAATGTCAACTTACGAATTTCATCGTCTACTAACTTTTGCGGTGTATTGATAAGACAATAGGCAAGATGCGCAACTTTTGCTCCAGTAAGCCACATATAACCTTGTAATTGCCAATAGTACATCTTATTTAATTTCTCTTCTTTGGAGGCAAAAAATGTGAATATATCCCAGGATGATTTTATATCGATAATAGTAATAGCATTCTCAATTGTATCACCTTCGTATGTGTCCGGTGTGCCTATCACCCAATCATTCCAAAGAAGCTTCTCATTCTTGTTATAAAGCTTACGCGTAACAATTGATAGTAGCGTTAAACTTTCCTCCTCCACTTCCGTGCCTTTTGTCATATATTTACTTTCTACAAACTTTGAGCGCTTATATTTTTCAAAAATGTACTTTTCGCGCAAGTAAGTTTTAGTAGTTTCGGATAAAGTTTCCGATTTTAACTTAGGCTCGACCATAAGGTTACCTAATGCTGAACATCTGAATTTCATTTTTCTAACTCCTTTAGTTTATTGTTAAAGTCATCCTGGAGGGCAACCGGTATAATTTCTTTAATAGACATTAGGTCATCCACTTTTTTGCTGGTATTAATCAGCGCTAACACTCTTTGCTCTTTTGCGTCAATTACTGATTTATCAGGTGTATAAGCAACCGTATCTTTTCGGTTAAGGTTAGCACCAAACAAGTTACCAAAGTGATCACACGCGTCTTTAATTGCGATTGTTTTAGCTATTGGGAAAGCCATCGACAAAGCACCGTTATTAATGTTAGCCAAGTCCGCAGCTGATGCACCTTGTTTAGTTTGCAATTGTTGAGCACCTATACCATCATGATAACACATCTCGTTAGTAATTGGGTTAAGATAGTGAACGCGGACAACTACATACACACCATTAAACGAAGTGCCTTCGCGTAATACTTCAATCTTATATTGCTTAAAAACTCTTCTTAGCAAATACTCGATTTTGTCAATCGGCAGATAGTTGTAATCCTTAATGTAAGGATGCTTTTTTACCCAGGTAGCTGGAGGTGCTTGGTTTAATAGCAAATTAAGTTGCTCATTTTTGTATGCCTCTTCAAGATTGTCATTGAATAGTTCGGCAATTGTAGGTAGTTTAGACATAATTTTTTAATTCTATTTTATATTTTTCTAACCAATGTGATGCTGATGGGTTTAATTCACACGCTCTAATAAGCGCATCTAAATGTAATAATGCAGTGTCTTTATCACCTGATTTAAGAGCTTTTTTGTAATAATATTCGATGTGACCTACCAAGTGCGCCGCCATCAAATTAGCGTTTAGTTCATTTGTTTGCATATTTCTTTGCTACATTATAAAGTGAAATAACTACTATGATTAAAATAATCATTGATGTATAAGATGGTGAGATGAACTCAGCATATTCTAATTCCGTCATTAGTAACATACTTCCTCCTCTACAAATAAAGTGTAACCATTGTCAGGTTGTTGTTCAAAAAACTCGGTAGCAATTTTAAGCTTACCATTTTCATCTTGTAAAAATCCATCTCGCCAGTTACGAGTGATAAATTCTGAACTCTCCCAGTTTGAGTGAGTGATTTTTGCTCCTTGTCTAACAAGTGCAATAGCTTCTGATTTTGTGAATGTTGTCATGTTGTTGTTATTTATGTCAGCAAATATATATACTAACTTAATACAATCAGCAAAATA